GCCGTGTCTGCGCCAGTGATTGCGCGGCGAATGATCTTGCGCTGAAAGCCCCATGACGCCGTGGTGCCGTTGGTTTCCAGGCCCTTGCCAGCGTTGCCGGATTGGGCGGGCAGTTCCGTAGATAGCGAGGCATTGAGAATCGCCTCTTGCACGAATGCCGTAGAGGCTGGCGACGTATCGTTAGAGGTCTGCGCAGGCGTTACGCCTACTTTGTTCAGGTCGGTTTGCGATACGGTCAGCGGGCCAGCGATGGAAGACAGGTTGTCCACCAGCAAGTCCTTAACCAAGCGAATATGCGCCGCACCTTCGGAAAGGAGGTCAGAGTCTTCCGGCCAATCAGGGTCAAGCTGGGAAAAGATCGTTGCGGTTTCGACGGTCATTTTATGCAGCCCTTACTTGCAAAGTTGCGCCAGCGTATTTGCGTGCAGCGTTGTTTTCGTTGATTCGATCAAGCGCGCCGCTGAAAAGACTGGAGTATTTTTCGGTGTTCTTATCGTCTTCGGCATAGATGTAGGCTTGAGCCAGCGTTCCATACAAATACGCTTCGGGATAGTTGGTGATGATTGCGTTTGTCGGGCTTCCATTGGAAAGCGGCGTGAATTTCGCGTTGTACGTCATGATGACGCTGCCGGTTTCCGTGTTGGACGTTCGGATGGTCGTCCCGCTGATGGTGTAGAAGTACGTATCACCTTCACCCCATGAGCGCATCGCATCAAACTGCTCGGGCGTGATGTACGAAAGCGGCTGGCTCAGGCTGTCATTCCAGTACACAGAGCGCATACCAACAAACCCCGTTGGGATTGTGCCGACGCCCGCCGTAATGGTGACTGTTGCCGTCGCCTCAAACTCCACCAGCTTGCAGCGCACCTGCATGACCGATTCGGCCAGCGAGATGAAATCAGGAATTTGCGCCGTCAGATCGTCGCGCTTGAACCACGACTCAACAGACGTTTGCAAATTGGTGTAGTTCGAGATTGCCACTTAGATACCCGTGCCGAAGGTGACTTCAATCGTGCCGGTGCCGCTGTCAGTGATGACGGCAACATGCGTGTCGCCAGCATTGATGCCAAACACCTCGACGTTGCCGGGTAGTTCCATCGGGTCGGTCAGGGTGACGGCGGTCACGGTGGAGCTGCCCGATCGCCAGCGCACGCCAGCGGTGCCAGTGGTGTGGACAACGCGCATTGCCACAGCAGGCAGCGCAATCGCCGGGATTGCCACGCGCGAGGACGTAGTTGTCGCCGGAAGCTGGATGGTTGATCCGTAGATCGGGCGAAAAGGGGAATTTGGGGTGCGCATGGGGTTCCTTTACAACTTTCCGGGCCACACGCGAAAGTGCGCGTTAGCTGGGTCATTGAGGATGCGGCGCATGTGTTCTCTGTTGGTCATGCACTCGCGGTATGTAATGTTGTTGTCGTTGCAATACTTCTCGACCATCACAAACGGAATGGTCGCGGCCAGCTTCATGTCTTTTGACCCGTGAAACCCCTCGTTTTGCAACGCTTTCGCGCGCTCTGCGTAGGGGGTGCAGTCTTGGACGGTCCCGGTTATCAGGTTGCCGTCCTCAATCGCGGAATAGGTCTTTACGTCACGAAACATGGCCGCTCCCGTTTAGGCAATGTGATAGTGGATGTACACGTTACCCACAAGTCCCGCCGTAGTGGCAGAGCCGGTTCCGGTCAGTACTTGCGCCGTGGTCATCTTCACGCTGACAAGGCCGTTAGTTCCACGATCAGCGGTCAGCATCGTGTCCACGACCTTTTCGGTGCCGCCCAATGCGTAGCCGTCAATCAGCGTGACAGAGCTTGTCGTCGCGTCAGCAGCCACACCAAAGTCGCCAGATGCTGCGCCCGTTGACTTGGTGGTGATGTCGAGTTGCAAACGGTCGATGATGATCGTCGCAATCTCCGGGTTTGCCCATGCAAACAGCGCGCCGCCAGTGGTTGCAGCCACACCGGCAAGGGCCACCTTGGCGACTTTCATCGCCTTGTATGCGCCACCGAAAGTTGCAACCTCTTGCGAATCGCTGTCTTGCACGAGGCCAAAGCCACCGTCTGCGCGTTGGCGAATGTTCGTTCCCATGTGTTTCTCCTAAAGAGAGAGGGCCGAAGCCCCCTCATGTTCACTGAACATCGTATACGGCAAAGTTAGCCTTCGGGGCGCGGGCTTCCACGCACCATTCGGCCAGCATTTCGCGCGTCTCGTTGTCGCCAGCTTTCGCCAGTTCCATCGTGGTAAACGGGCGCAGGTAGGCAATCGCCCACTTGTCCATTTCCAGACCAAACACATCGCGGGTGCGCATGAAACGGTTGGGCACGGCTTTCAGTTCACCGAAGTCCGAGACGTAAACGTCAACCGAAGCGTACAGCTTCTGGTCTTCGCCTTTGTCCATGCGGGTGCTGTTGCCGGTGAAGGTGGAGAACGTCTGCTTCAACAGTGGAGGCATCATCAGCACATCCGGGTCGCCACCTGCGGTGTATGCCTTTTGGCAGGCGTCCTTAAGCTGCGTTTCCGTGTAGTTGCGCAGCGTGCCGTTCGTGTTGCCGGTGTTGTTGATGTAGTTCGCCAGCGTGCCGCCGCCGTTGTTGGTGTTGTCCACCACCCAGCCCAGCAGGCCACGGGATTGACGCGGCGAGGTCGCCAGCACATCCAGTTGGGTCGCAGAGCTTTCCATGTCGCGGCGCAGCTCCAGCCCAGCCAGGGTCATCTGGTACGCCAGTTCGTTCTTGCGGCCTGCCGGGTTCATCGCCAGTTCAGTGCCGGACACAGTGACCGTCTTCACGGAAATCTGCGTGCGGTTGTTCAGGCGAACGGTAGGCGTTACGACCTTGGCGGTCGGGTTGTCACCTTCGGCTGCGGCGTTGTTGGTCACAGCGGGGGCGAGGTCTTGGGTCTGCCATTCGTGCAGCGTGTTGGAAGCCTTGGACTTCGCAGCCATGCTGATGAACGGGGTTTGGGTCGGACTGATGCGGTAGATCACATCCGACAAGTCCTCACGGTTACCGATTGCGGCAGTCGTGAGGAAGGTATTGCTAGGTACGGTCATTTTTTACTCCAGCGTCTCTCGACGTTAGGGGTTAAACAAAGTTTGCCATCAGGCCGACTGCATCGCGGGGGCTTCCAGACTTCTTGAGTTGCTGGAACTGTTGACCGCGCTTGTCAATCGACACGGGGGCTGCATCAGGCGTCACCGTCCGCTGGGGAAGGTTGCTCACCTTTTGCGCTGCTGCTTTTGCCTTGCTCATCATTTGGCGATAGAGCATGGCGTCTCGGGCAAGCAAAATGATCTTGTGATCGGTGATTCCGGGCGCGCTCAGGTCGGGCGTACCGTCCGGGTTGGTCTTGCCGTAAACGCGCTCAGGCTCAAACCCGCGCGACAGCAATTCCTCAGCGATCAGCTTTTCTTCGGCTGATTTCTTGGCTGCGTCTTTCCATTCCGGGAGCTTGGCAAGCAATTCTTGCTGCTCCGTCTGAACGGTTTGAACGTAGCTTTTCAGCCGCTCATGATGCTCTTGGGCTGCCAATTGTTGACCGCGAATTTGAATGTCCTGTAGCGCCGCTTGCCTCTTGTCGTAAAGGTGCTTTTGCTTCTGGTATTCAATCGGGTCTTGCTCCAATAGGGCATCCCAATCAATCCGATTTTGTTCCTGCAATTGGGCCGTCAGCACGGATTGCGCCTGCTGGAGCCCTTGCGCGGCCTGCTGCCGCTCTGCACGCGCTTTCTCGGCTACTTGCTCGGCTTCCTTTCTGAGTGCCGCTGCTGCCTCGAACTTCTGCGTGCTGGACTTCTGCGCTTTGTAGCCGTTAATCAGTTCGCTCTTGGTGAGTTCTACGTCCGTGCCGTCAATATTGACGGTGAACTTTTCCTCATCGGCAGCGGCCTGCTCATCCGGGTTTGCGCCTTCCTCTGCGGGCTTGGGCGGCTCTTGTCCGTCCTCACGCGCCGGGGGCTCTTGCTTTGGTTGTTTGGCTTCAATGTTGCCATCGTCGCCCAGCAGATTTGCAAGTACTGCTGCTGCTTGATTGGTGTCAAGCGCACCGGTATCCGCTCCAGCATTACCCGCGTCAGCAGGTTGCGAGGTTGCGTTATCCATTCTTCATTTCTCCAGTCTGTGCCGGGGGCCGTGGCCCCGCAGCGCGGCGTCTCTCGACGTTATGAAGCAGCTATAGCCGTTGGGCATCTAGACCGGCTGCTTGGCGGTCCGACTCAATTCCTCGTCTATCCAATCATCCAACTGCTGACCGCCAGTGCAACCCCATTCTTCGGGGCGGTATGCGTTGCCAGCTTTCAACCATTCATACCGGCGCACAATGCGCGCAGCGTGAGCCAATTCGTTGCAGGCCAACTGCATTACACCATCTGGCTTTCCGTCTCGCGACGCTTTCTCTAAGCGGTCGGCCAAGTCAATCATGTACTTACCACCACTCACGAAATTTAAGCCAGCGTTGCGCGCCAGCACACGCAGCAAGATAGCCGCCGCCAAGAATCAGAAACACAGCGGACACAGAAAGAATGACGGCAATCATGCGATTTTCGCCAAAGCCTCAATGGCTTGCTGCGTCTGCTCTTTTGTCGGCTCGGGGGTTCCAGCCAACCGCAGGATTTCAACAGCCGCTCTGCCGCACTCAGCCACGCCACTGACCTTTTTCCCAAAGCCAAAAACAACCGGGCGGCGCACGCCCTTCTTGCGCAGCGACAGCACACCAGCATCACCGGGAATCTCTCCCTTTTCAATCTGGCGGGCAATGATTCGCAGCATACGCGGGATGTTTTCGAGGTTGTTCGACATAGTTAACTCCAGAATTGCCGGAAGCGTCCGGCGCGCATGGGCAGCAGCGCCCAATTCGGTCAGCATTCAACCCTTTCGCCAGTATTCAGCACATACCCACACGGGCCGATTTCCGTGCGAATGTTACCCCAACGCTCAGACATTACAAGCCCTTCTGCGTCAGGGTGAGTAATCAGCGAAACACGCCGATCATGGCGATTGATTTCCAGCACATGCGCGGTCAATTCTGCGAAAGATAGTTGCGGGCTTTGGTCAGCAGGCTTTGCTGGTGCAGATACTCCAGTTCCACTTTCGCCAGTTTCCCCGTTTCCAATGTCGCCTCTAGGCTGGCTTTCACCTTGCCCAGCATCGTGATTGCCAGATGCGTCTTTTCTCTGTCGTCCGCGTGTTTTGGGCTGCTCGGGATGTTTTTCCATGATTCGATTAAATCCTTTTCAATATCGTTGAACACGGCTTGGAAGACTTCGTTCTCAAGCACTAGCTTGGCTTGGTCGCCTTTGTATAGGCGTTCTTCGAGGGTCACGGGCGCACCTCCTGCGTAATTTCACGAGTAGCCGCATCCGTAGCGGAGTTGTCTACCTTCGCTTTGCTGCCGATGTTCGCAATCTCAATGCGGGTTGCGGCCTCTAGCTCTGCCTTCCAGCGGTTGAATGCGTCCTCTCGCAAGCTCTGCTGATCCTTGAATGCGGCCTGCAATTGCGCAAGCTGGGCTTCCTGCTGAATCTTGAGCGTCTGTTGTTCAGCCTCGGACGCCTGTCGATTGCGGTCAACCTCGGCTTGCATCTGCGCTTTCATCTGAGCCAATTGTCCTTCATGCTCAAGCTCAAGCTGTCGCATCTGCGCCTTGTACTGCATTTCCATCTGCGCAATCTGCCCCTTGGCTTGCAAGTCGGCTTGCTGCATCTGCATTTTGGCCTGAGCCTCAGCCGCGCCAGGATTCGGAAGCTGTTTGTTCGGGTCAGGCTTCACAAAGAACTTGTTGCCGGACTTGAAACCCATGTTCTTTGCAAGCTCGATGCTGCTGTTGTAGAGGTTCTCCGGGCCAGCAATGCCAATCGCCATCCCCTGAGCCTGAGCGTTTTGAAGCTGCATCAGGCGTGCAATGCGCTGGTCTTTGTCGCCCATGCCAAGGCCGACATTGATGGTGAAGTCGAATTGGTTTGTCCACTCGCGCGGGTCAATGTCTACCCACTCGCCTTCTAGCTTCACGCGGTCTGACTTTTTCTGGTTTTGGCATACCAGCTTGAGCATCATGCGGAACAGGTCTTCAAACCCTTCCGCAGCTTGCACCGCGACAAGCTCGGTTCGCATGTCGGCTTTGTTGGCAACAATGCGGGTTTTCGTGGCCGTCTCGCTGCCAAACAACTGATCTGGGCTGTTTCCTTGGCTCTGGCGGCTCCAGCCGGTGGAATCCTCCAGCTTGCGCTTGCCAAACTCCAGCAGTTCCATCGCTTGCGCAATGTTGCCTTTGCCCTGATCCAGTCGGCCAACGGCTCCAGCCGATTTGACGCGCACCACGCCTCCGGGGCGCGAGGACAGCAGATCGTCTAGGTTGACCTGATTCTCAACAGCGAAATACCGACCGTTGACTTCCAGATATAGGTTATCGCGCACGCCGCGCTCAACCATCGTGTTCGATAGCTGCTCAGGCATCGCCAGATCAGCGATGGACAGGCCGTAGAACAGATGCGGGATAGGCACCGGGCACCACGAAATGAACGGGCGCACATCGGTGATTTCGTCATCCAGCAGCGTGCTACCGGCTTTCGTGATCTTGTGAAGCTCTGCGATGCCGTCGCCGTCACGGTCAAGCCACAAGTAAGCCTCAGTACCCCAAATGATGCGCTGCGAGTCATCCATGGAGTCATCGCGGTCAAGGCCGGTCTGATAGCTCTCGTATTCCTCGCGCTCGACGCGCTCCATGTTGAACTCGGCTTGTGAGTCATCCGAGCCGATGTTGTCGATTTTCTTGGCATCAAAGCCCATCGCCTTGAGTTGCGAGGCGGTCTTGCGGAAGCGATGGCCGACAAAGCGAGCTGTTTCAATGTTACCCGTGGCGGAAATCAGGAATTGCTCGGGCGGGATGTTCTCGACGCACAGCCTGCCGCCTTTCTTGACGCGCTTGCAGGCTACGTCATACAGCATTACGGGCGGCATCTGATTGATGTTGTCAATCTGCGCCTGTAGCTGAATTACAGCCTGCAAAGCCTGCGCATTGCCTTGTTGGGCGGCTTGCTGGGCCTGCATCAGTTGGCCGGTCAGTTGCTCGATGGCCTTTGCGCGCTGCTTGGCGTCATCCTCATCAGGGTAGGACTCCTGCTCGATGATTTCGACCTCGGGATCATCCATAAGCATGGCGAGGTTAACCTCAGTCTGCCCCTTGTATTCTTCCCGTGTTTCCTCATCGGTGTTGTCCCACCAAACCTTGAGAAAGCCGCGCTTGCTCTGGAGGCCGTCTTTCAGCCATGTGTAGGTCTTGGTGCGGCCTTTGTTCTTTTTGAAGAACAGATAGTTCAGGTATTGGGTCGCGCGCTGGGCCTTGAGTTCGTCGTCTTCCTGCGTCGGCTCACACTCCACGACCGAATCGCCGCCAGTGAATGTCACCATGAGTTGCGGCAACATCGACTCAATGGTGTTGCGCACATCGGTAGAAACGACACGCGACCGGCCCGGAATCGCGGGCGGGGCAAGTTCTTCGACAGCTTCGCCCAAGTAGTAATACATGGCCTTGCGGCGCATTTCGGACAGCTTGTCGCCATCAAAGCCCAGCGCCTGCCGCATCTCCTGATCGACAATCGCAACGACTTCATCGTCTGTCATGCGTTTTTTAGGTTCGGTCATGCTGTGCTAAGTGTTGGGTAGTTCAATGGTTTACTTGCCTGCGGTTCCTGATAGACGATGCACATCAGGCCGAAAGCGTCCGCGCTGTGGCTGGCCCAATCGTGGTCAGGGCCTAGTCCAATGCCGCGTTTCTCGTCTTTCTTTTCGTGATACCAGCCGATTGCGTCAATTCCCGCCTGAGTCGTGGCCTCATTAAACCAGATGCGGCTAAACAGGTTACGCGCCCGCTCCACGCGGAGCATTGCAGCGCCTTTGCCCTGGTTCGGAACAACCTCTACGGTGTACCCAGCGGCCTCAAATGCGCTGCGGTACGAAACATCAATCACCTTGTCTTGCGTGTCGCCATCGTGCGGCAACCAAATTTTCGGCTTGTTGTTGTCGCAGTAGCCGCGTGATCGCATCCAGGCCAAATGAGCGCCAATCGGCTGGCCTTGCACTTCATAGTGATCCAGCGCGCGAATCTCTTTGCCGACAAACTGCGCTATCCAGATGACAAAGTTGTCAGCCTTTGCGCCCGTACCGCCAATGTCCACAAACGCCCGCAGCGACATAAGCGGGTCAACAGGCACGCGGCCAATCCGCCCTTCTGCTTTGGCTTGCGTCAGATGCTGGGCGAAATACGCGCCTTCGACAATACTGACGTACTCGCCTTCCCAAATGTGGCCGTACTGATCCGGCTGCATTCTTAGGCAATCAAGGCGCTCTTGCTCAAGCTCTGCCGTAAACCATGGGTTATCCCGCCAGTTTGCGGCTACAACAACCGCGCCCGTAGGCTTCTCCGGCCCCATAAACATTACATCCACCGGGTCTGTCTTGCGGCGCGGGTTGTAGCTCCACCACATTTGAGAGCCTGTCGCGCGCATAGTTGGGCGGTACAAGTTGATCGAGTGCTTTGTTGCGCCCTGCGCTTCCTCCCACCAACCACGCTTAAACCCCTCCAGCGACTTAATGCTGTCTGCGGTGTAGTCGTTCATCCCCTTAAAAATGATGATGCCATCGCCGGGGGTCGTGATTACGTCCTTGAAGACTTTGAAGCCGTCAGCCTCAGTAATGCCGTGGGCATGTAGCTTTGACTCAAGCAGCAGCTTTGAAGACTGCGCCAAGTCCTTTTGCACCTCACGAATACAGACTGACCGCAATCCTTCGCCGCCGCTATTCCCCGGCTCGGCCAAACTGTCTTCAATCAGCAACTCAGCCAGAAAATGCGATTTGCCGCTACCGCGCCCACCTTTTGCAACTTTGTCGCGCGCAGGCGCTAACAGCGGCTCAAACACTGCCGCCGTCTTAAGGTGCAGTTTTCTCACTTTGCCTCAGGGCGGATGATTTCGCGGGTCACTTGCCCAATCTGCACCACGCCCGAGTGCTCAGTTTCAATCTTGTCGCGCCACTCAGCAGGCTTGCGGTTCTTGAGCCAGAAAATCAGCGCGGTCGAATCAGGCGGGTAATATTTGCGAATCGGCGTCTGGATGATTTCCTTGTCCACAACGCGAATATCAACCTCGTCATGCTCGTAACCCATGGCGCGGCGGTACAGGCTTTGCTCTACCCGTTCGTCAGCCTCAGCCTTCGGAACCCTTATGGACTCCGAAAATTCTTTATGCTCCACCTTCCAAAGATTGATAGTGGACACTGACACTTCAAAGAAGTCGGCCAGTTGCGCATCTGTTGCCCCGAGCTTACACAGCTTGGCAGCTTCTTTTGCGTATTCCGGCTTGTACTTTGTTGGGCGTCCTGCTGGCATCATGTTTATCGGGCACCTTGCGGAGTTGCCGACCTCTGTTAGTGGTTACTTACGTGTGCTACTTTAGCACTTCTTGGGCGGCTTCTTGCCCTTAGACTTTTTCATGGTTTGTTCCTTGTTCGGTTTTCGCCTTCATCGCCTCAAGCTCTCGCCGTGCTGCCATCATGTCGGCGTACAGAACTGCGGCTTCGTCCATTGCTGCATTGCGCTGGTTCTTGAGCGCTTGGATCAGGTCGTTGGCGCGGTTTTCTTCTTGCTCGGTCATGGCTCGATTGCGATTTGTTGCGCTGCACCAGTGGCGAAGATCACCATCAGTTGGGTTTTGCCTGCGCCGTTGTCTTGGGCAAAGATGCGGTAGCCGTTGGCTGCGGGGGCTGCGGGGGCGGTTTGCTCTGCGCCAGCGATATAGCCAGTGACGGCAAGACCGCCAGAAGTGAACCGCGCCCATGTCGTGCCGTCGTAGTCATTGGCTTTGACGCTGAAGCCGCCAGCAGCACCAACAAACGCCACCATGTCGGTGGAGTCCATGCCGAGGCCGTAGTCATTCGTGCCCGAGCCGTCTCCGTACACGCGCACCTTCTGTGTGTTCAGCGCATTATTGAACGCCAGACCACCTCCGGCACCGTTCTGCGTCACCGTCAGGGCGGGGCTGCTAGAGTTGGCTGAGAACAAGGAGCCCGACTGCGATAACACTACATAGTCGCCAACGCCCGCGACGCCCAGAGAGAGCGTCCCATCGGCGTTCGAGTTGACAAGCCAATGGCGGCCCGTGGAGGGCGTGGTGTTGTTGAGTCCCAGGATTACATCACTGCTACCTGCGATGCCGATGAATTTATTAGCAAAGATTGCGTATCCAGCCCCGTTCTGCACGACATCCAGCGCCGTACTCGCGCTATTGGCCGTGATGGTTTGAACGCCAGTGACAGCAAGACCACTGGCAGTCAAGCGCAGCTTTTCGGAAAAACCAACGCCGAACAGCAAATTACCACTGCGTGCGTTCACCCCGAAATCCGCAGCCGACCCGCCGCT